CCCGCCATGGCCTGACTGAGGGCTGGGTCCTTCTGATCTTCCTCCAAACCCTTTTTGGTCTCTTCAATTTCACTATCCGACATCTGGTAGTAGTCTTTGTATATCTTCTCCATGGGGAAGATACCTAAACCCTTAACTGCCTGGACAACTCTGGCTTTTTGCTCATCAGTGTCTAACATTCGTTTAAGAGCCATGTCTGAGGGGGCGGGGAGTTTAATTTTAAGTTTAGTTATTAAACTCATTGGGAAGCCCTTAAGCATTAAGTGCCTCTTAGCCAGTGTCTCTAAACCCAACTCTATGGACTTTTGAATTCTAGTAATAACACGAGCAAACTTAACGTCTAACTGAGACAGATTAGCCTTACGCTCAGGTGATTGATCTTTCTCAACAATGTAATCTTTCGGAATCTTTAAGGCTGCAAGAAGCTTATCTCTAAAGTATTTAACATCATCAACCTCGCCAAGATTCTCAGCACCAGGAAGAGTATCGATCTTTGTTCCAGTCCCCTTCCCATTAACAGCGATGTAGAAGTCCTCGTCAGCGGCTAAAGCGTTGAAGTTCTCCTCAATGTTGCCCGTCTGAGAGTTGTAACTCTTACGTTTCTTAAATTTATCCATCTGCTTCTTAATGTGCATCTCAGCCTTAGAAGCAGGCAGCGACCCAGTGTCAATGTAAAATATACGACGCTCAGGCGCTCTAACCAAACGATAGATGAGCATCGCATCCTCCATCATCTTAAGACTCTTGTAAGTAACTCTAGCAGCAGCAGCCACCGATTTACCATAAGGGTAGTGAGTTGGGTCCGAGGTATGCAGTCTGAAGTGAATCATCTGGCCAGGATCCAGATTAATCATCTTAGCATCATCTAAGTGAGGGCCAATCGACCCATAAGTTGTGTAATCATTCTTTTGTGGAATCTCTTGCAGAAATTGTTTAAGATATCCAAACTCATCCTCAACTCTGAAAATATAGTTAGGATTAAGAATCTTAATGCGTTGAATGCCTCTTTTTACGTTGTTGAGATCCACAATTGTCTCAAGGAAAATATCACCGTACTTAACGACGTTCCTTGATATATCCCAAAGGTATCGAGTCATATTCGTTTGCTCAAACATACTCTCAACCTCTTGCTTGGTCATCTCATCATCAGTGACAACGTTCCAGGGAGTGCCGTCAATGTTTTCCTGCGTGCAATCGTCACTGTAAATATCAAAGGCCGATGATATTTCTGGGTAACCATCCATATCCTCGTATTCTTTGTATCTCTTTTTTCTATCGAACTCGACCTGAGGCAGGATAGGGTAGTAAGTTCTCTTGTGACCAAACTCAGCAGGCGGGATCTTAATGACTTCTTTTGATTGAAGAGTATCACCCGCCAGCGGTTTAGGCGCATCAACAGGTCTCCGTGTTATGGGATCGACATATTGACTGTCTTTATGATCCTCAATTTCCCTTGCAAAGAACTTTTTAAAGAATCTGCCAAGCAGTCCAAACGGCTGGTTGTAGGGCCTTTGGGGATCGGCAAATTGTGTGTAACCTTCGCCACCTTCTCTTAGTTTCTTAGAAGCCATTCAATATTCTCTTCGGTTAATTCATCGTTAGATGTCTTCATCTTATATGTATGAGCGTTACGGATGCCTGGAGGCATATAAGTCTTATCTTCTGCCTTTTCTATAAAGGCATTTCCTCTTAAGTTATTAAAAGTGTTGATAGCTGTGGCAAAAGACATAATTAAGTCGTCATGACAGTTGGTATCAGGCTTAATCCTCCCAGTGTCGGAGTCAATAATGAACGTTAAAAGCTCATTTACGAGCCTATCGGAGTTAATTAAAACTTTACCCGCTCTAATATTGTGCTCCAGATCAGCCAGTAAATTCTCTTTATTCTTCTGAGTGATCATGATGCCAATGTCTCGTTTGCTGTCCATCACTAGGTTTTCATATTCCAATTCTTCCTGGAGGAAGTAAATTAAGTTATTTCCGATACCATTTCTTTCAGGACAGACAAATGCAGTATTGTAAAGCCTGCCCTCATCTGCTATAATCTTGGCAAATTCGTTTATCGGAGTTCTGTTTGAGTAAAACTCAGCCACCTGTTTACCATTATAGATGTCAATAATATGGAAAGCTGAGTAGTCCCTCTCACGACCAATAGAGGGATCAGCAGCTAAGACATACTCATGATTTGGCTGAGGGTCTTCCCAAACTCTCATCCTGTTGTTATATTTGATCCAGTAATCCTGACTGCAATTTTCTTTTAAGTTTCTAAGAATCTCACCCTCAATGTATGTTTCGCCAGTCCCTAAAAAGCTTGCTTCATATTCCTGTAGCCATTCTTTGTAACTATGCTTTCTTCGAGTTTGTTCTTCCCATTTGTCTACATTTATCGGAGGGTTGCATGTTTCCATTTGTTCATACAACCAATCAAAGCCTTTTTGTCTTTTGTACTCCGGATGCTCCTGCCATTTAATATCGATTGGATGAAATCCATTGTCACCCTCTAGAGCTTGAGTATACATTTTGTGAAACCAGTTACCGATGCCATTAACTGTGGACAAACACACAACACGCCCTCCCGTAGACGTAGTTGGGCCTACAGCAGCCCAAATAGTATCAATGTGCTCAATGAAGGCTGCTTCATCCAAGATCAACAGAGAGGCTGATATGGACCTTCCTGACTGTTTTCCTGAAGCCTTTGACTGGATAGATGATCCATTTTCAAAGGAAAGCGTGTGATCATTATCTCTGGTTGTCTTGGGCTTCATCCAGAAGGGCAACTCCTCATACATGATTTTAATACGGGAAATAACTTCTTTGGCCTCAGCATCCCCTTTCGATAGGACAGCAACCCTTTTATTCGTACCAAAAATACAGAAGTGCAAAGCATAAGCAGCCATCAATGTTGTACAGCCTGCCTGTCTAAACTTACGTAGGATAGTAAGTCTATAGTCTTGGAACTCATCTAAAATACGAGCCTGGAATGGGTAAAGTTTAAAGTTGACAAGACCTCGCATTGGGTGTACAACCTTAATATAGTTATTTGTAAAATATTCGCAATTACGAGAACATTTCTTAAATTCTTGTGCGATCCATTCAAGGTCTTCGCTATTATTATTCATGATATTCTTTTCTGTTTGTAGTAGGTCAGGTAAAGAACCTAAA